AGTCCTGATTCAGCGACCGAGGAAACGACAAATCACAATCAGCCCGCTTAGTTGACTGATCAGGATAAGGACCGCAACGGCACAGGAATGTGCCACGATGACAAGCCCCGCGCCAGTCAGGGCGCGATTGGCCGGATGATAGGTGGGATGACGGATAACGCAAAAAACCAGCCGCAAGCGACTGGTTTCTCGGAATCTGTGGCGGAGAGGGAGGGATTCGAACCCATCCTCAGCGGCTGATATCAGCCTAACGTGCTGATTTTTCGTTGTACAGCCCTAGTCTCCTGCCTGAGAACATTCCCAAGCTGTTCCCATAAACAGGCAGAACACGTGCGTGACGCGCGCATGCATGGGCGCGTATTTGGCCTACCGCTAAAATTGGTGGGGGGTCTGGAAAAGGGTAAGAAAGGTAATGAACTCCACGAACCTGGCGCAAGCAATTGAATCGGAAAGGAAATATGCCATCCCAAAAAGGTAATGAAAAGGTAATGATGAGGTAATGACATTACCCCTGCCTTGGGTGATTTCGGACTATGAAGAAACCACTATTTTTCAGTCACTTAGAAATCCATTACCTTTTTCATTACCTTTTCTAACCCCTGAGAGGTAATGACAGACTCTTTTTTAAACAGTGACTTAAAGACGACTTCCACCGACCTAACCGTTATTACCTTTTTCCGAACACCCCCCACCTTCCTGAGAGCCACTCTCATCTCTTCGTGCTTTTCGAAGTCCTGGCAGGTCGTTCAATTTCGCATGATTCCGCAAGACTTCAGGACCAGCTGCAACCGCCAGAGCGCCCAGGATCCGTGCGGCTTCCGCTCCGCTGCATGGGTGCCCAAAAAGCAACAGGTTTAGCGCGCAGGCGGGGCGGGGAGTCGACGGCGCGCCAGGGGGCGTGCTCCGCCTGTCTGGCTGATCGGATTGGCATGAGAAAGCCGCCCGGTTGGGCGGCTGTTGGGAGAGGTAGGCGCTGGTCAGCGGTTGGTGATGATCAGCTCCCCCCGCTGGTCGGTTGCTTCCCGGCCGACGGTGTAGCGGATGCTGGTGGTGTGGATCGTCAGGCCCTCGAAGGCCTCTCGCATCTCCGGCACGTCGTTTACGCTGATGACGACTTGCCCTTTGGCCTCGCGCGTCAGGCTGGCCATGAGGTGATACTGCTCGAGCCCGAAGTCGTTGCCGTACCCAGCGGTGCCCCAGTAGGGCGGATCGAGGTAGAAAAGCGTACCCGGCCGGTCGTAGCGCCGCATGCACTCGGCCCAGTCCAGGTGCTCCACCACGGTGCGGGCCAGGCGCAGGTGCGCCATGCTGAGATCCTCCTCGATCCGCATCAGGTTCAGGCGCGGTGGGCTGGTAGCTGAAGTGCCGAAGGTCTGACCTGAAACCTTGCCACCGAAAGCCAGCTTCTGCAGGTAGAAGAACCGGGCCGCGCGTTGGATGTCGGTCAGGTGGCGAGGATCGATCTGACGTTGGGTGAGGTACTCCTCACGGCTCACCAGCCCCCAGCGGAACTGCCGCACAAGCTCGTCGGGGTGATGCTTGACCACGCGGTACAGGTTGACTAGTTCACCGTGCACGTCGTTGATCACTTCGACCTGGCTAGGGGACTTCATGAAGAACACCGCGGCGCCACCGCAGAAGGGCTCGACGTAGGCGGTGTGCTCCTGGAACAGCGGGATGATCTGCTTGGCCAGGCGTCGCTTGCCTCCCATCCATGGGAGAATCGGTTTCGATTGCATCCTTGATACCTGTTCATTTATCCAGTTTTTGGTTATCCTCTCGTTGTCGGTCAGGGAGTAGGAAGCTCCACAGGATCAGGGACGATTCATGAGCGACAGGCGCTTGCAGCTTCGGCTGCGAGCGCTTTCTTTTCAGGTCGGTTCGAGCGAGTACGGCCGGAACCGCACCACTTCCTCCCCCAGGCGATCGTTGATCTCGGTGAAGATGGCCTGCACCGGCTCGAGCTCGTTGGTCACGAACACCCGCGCCGCCTTCTCCACGTCGCCGAAGCCACCGGTATTGTTGGGAATGATGCCCATGAGCTGCGGCGGCGTGCGGTGGCCGGCGAGCTGGTCATCGCGCGTCAGGTTCTTGATCGCGGCGAATTCATCCTTGGCGGCGACTTCCGAGATGGGAATGATCTGGATGCCGTCCTTCTTGCCGTTCGGCGAGTAGAGGAACAGGTTGCGGAAGTTGCCGACGCCCTTGCTCTCCTTCAGAGCGGTGCGCATGGCATCGATGTCTTCCTGGTTCTGCGCCGCGTCCGAGACGTACATGATGAAGCCGGCGTGAGAGCCGTTGAGGTAGTACTTGCGGCGGAACAGCGTGGCATTCTCGTTGAGATAGATCGACTGCAGCGCGCCCAGGTAGTCCGGCACGCCGTAGACCTCCTGGTTGAGATCCGGCTCGAGCAGGTGGATCACACTGCCGGCGGCGAACTCGCTGCGATCCGACCAGTTGGGCACCCAGAAGTAACGCTCCAGGTCAGCGCCACGACGCACGTACTTGGCCCGGGCCGGACGCAGCTCGAGCAGCTTGCCCAGGCGACCCCAGATCCGTTCGAGGTAGCAATTGCCGAAGACCAGGTAGTCGGTTACCAGCGCGCTGAAGGCCTGCCGGCTGAGCAGCCGATGCGGGATGAATGAACGCACCAGGATGTTGCGCTTCACCTGGATCGCCGATCCGTGGTGCGCCGTGGCGCGATAGGTCTGCGCCAATGCGGGGAAGTCCACCGGCGGCTCATACCACTCGGTGCCCATCATCCAGCAGCCGGTGTAGAAGAAATCATAGCCATCGATGACCGGTACCGGATCGCCGAAGCTGAAAGCCTCCACTCGGGCCGGTGCCGCTGCAGCCGGCTCCTCGATACGATAGGCCGGCACGCGCACCCGGGGCTTCTCGACAAGCGTTTCGCTCATCCGTACATCTCCATCATTGATCGCCCGGTACCGAGGGAAACCGGCCCGTCCAGCGGTTCGTTGTGCAGGGCGTGCATCGTGGCCCACGCCAGATCGGCGTGCCCCGTTTGGCTGTTGCGCCCTGCGGTGTAGGTCAGGTGGCGGCCCGAGGCGGTGAGCTCGCGCCGGATCGCCATGAAGGATTGAGCGAGATCCGCCCAGCCGGCATCGAACTCCAGTCGCCCCTTGTTGATGATCTGCTGCGCCTGCATCACCAGGCGCGCCTTGACCTCGGGCGTGTAGCGGTACCGCGTGACGGTGGGGAAAAACTTAGCGACCAGTTGGGCCACGGCCTCGCCCAGCCCCGAGGTGTCGATGCCGATGAAGGTGACGTTGTAGCGGCGCGTCACGCCGCGGATGAACTCCGCCTGTGCCTCGTAGTCACGCCCCTTGATGCGGTGCCGTTCGAGTACGCGATGCTTGCCCTCGGCCGTGCGTGGCGGAGCGATGACGACGAGCCCCGCCCCATCGCCTTCCTCACCATCGCCGGCCGGGTCATAGCCGACCCAGACCGGAAACTCCCCATAGGGCCGCGGTGCGAACGGCTTGATGTCCCGCCATACGTCCCAGCTGTCGACCATGCACTTCTGCATCATGGCCAGCGGGAAGGCGCTCTGGGTGTCGTCCACGAACTCGCACATCAAGAGGTTCGCGAACTCGTCGTCGGAGTACTCCAGCCGCAGCTGGTCGATATCGAACAGGTCGCATCCGCCAGCGATCGCATCCTCGATCGTCACGATCTGGCGCCACTGGCCATCCGGACCGCGCGCCCCGCCCTTCAGCGCGACGTGACTGACGTCGATCGTCACGCGCTCGGACTTCTTGCGCCGCTTGTTGAAGCGGTCACCGGTCCAGAACGGATAGGCTTCGTGGGCCACGCTCGAGGGCGTCGAGAAGTAGGTTTGCTTCCAGCGCTTGTGCATGGCCATGCCGCTGGTCACCTTCCGGAACTGCTCGAAGCCATGAATCCAGAAGTATTCGTCCAAGTACGTGTCGCCGTGATAGCCCTGAGCCGTCTTGGCATTCGTGCCGAGGAAGTGGAGCTCTGCACCGTTGGCCAGGATGATCGGATCACCCTTCAGCTCGACGCCGGTGATCTCCTTCACGAACTGCACGATGTAGTGCCTGAAGATATGCGCCTGGGCCTTTGAGGCGCTCATGAAAATCTTGTTCTTGCCGGTCTCCATTGCGTCGGCAATCGCTTCCCTGGCGAAGTACCAAGTGGCCCCGATCTGGCGGCTCTTGAGCAGGTTGCGGATCCGCTCATGCTGGCCGGCCCGGTACCAGGCGCGCTGGTAGTCGAACAGCGAGGCCTCGAAGGCCTCGACGATCTGGATCACTCCCTCGTCGCCCACATCGTTGCGCGCCGGCTTGCGCTTCTCGCCGGCATTGCGCCGCTCGATGTTGGGGTTGAGATCGGTCTCCTTGCCCGTGCGCTCGTACTTGTGGACCCGGGCCAGGCGCTCGATCTGACGACCGAGCAAATCCAGCTCCTTGAAGTCCTTCCCTTCCTTCCGCTCCTTCCAGATCAGCTGGACCATGCGCGCCTCGAGCGCACCTTCCACCCGCTGGCTCGGCGAGGCCTCGTCCCAGCCATCGCGCTTCTTCCAGCTGTCGATGGTGGCCCGAGGAATGTCCAGGTGCTCGGCGATACGCGCGATCCGCCAGCCCATCCAGTAGAGGTGCCGAGCGGAGAGGCGCGAAGCGTCGAGATTGTCCAGGTCGGGGGCGGCTGTCGTCATGCCGCCCAGCGTACCCGCGCGCGCGAAGCCCATATCGGCGGGCCTGGTGTAAGTCCCACCTCTCACACCCGTCGCGCGTTGAGCCTCGCCCCCCGGGCGCGGAACCTGACGGCACTAGCGCACCGCACCCAGACAACTCCCGCCGAGGACCCCTCATGCCCTGGCATCGCATCGCAACCGAAGGCGCCACCACGGATGGCCGCACCATCAGCGCCGAGTGGCTCACGCAGATGGCCAACAACTTCAATCCGGCGAAATACGGCTGCCGGATCAATCTGGAACACATCAAGGGCGTGTTGCCAGACAGCCCCTTCAAGGCCTACGGCGATGTCACCGCGCTGAAAGCGGAGAAAGACGACGACGGCAAGTTGGCCCTGTTCGCCGAGATCGACCCCACCGACGAACTCAAGGCCATGGTTCAGAAGCGCCAGAAGGTTTACACGTCGATGGAGATCGACCCCGACTTCGCCGACAGCGGCGAAGCCTACCTGGTAGGCCTGGCCGTCACCGATACTCCCGCCTCGCTCGGCACCTCGATGCTCAAGTTCAGCGCCGAGCAGGGCCAAAACTCCCCGCTGGCCGCTCGCAAGCAGCGCCCTGACAACCTGTTCTCCGCCGCCATCGAGACCACGCTCGACTTCACCGAAGAGCAGCCGGAAGAGACCGGTGCCAGCCTGCTCGACACCGTGAAGGCGCTGTTCAGCAAACACAGCGGCAAGCACAAGCATGAGCTCGCGGCCTTCCAGGCCGACCTGCAGCAGACCCTTGCGCTCTTCGTCGAGAAGCACACTGCGCTCGAAGGCGAGCTGGCGAAACGCCCCACCGGCGATGCCTTCAGCACCCTGCAGGCCGCTCACGACGAGCTGAAACAGCGCTTCGACGAGCTGTTCACCCGACTCGACAACGAACCCGCCCCCCAGCACCACCGCTCCCGCGCCACCGGCACCGACGGCGGCATGGTCACCGACTGCTAAGGAACCGACCCGCTCATGCGCAACGACACTCGCGTACTGTTCAACCAATTCACCGCCCAGGTGGCCAAGCTCAATGGCGTGCCGGATGCCACCCAGAAGTTCGCCGTGGATCCGACCATCCAGCAGCGTCTGGAGAAGCGTATCCAGGAATCGAGCGACTTCCTCTCGCGGATCAACATCATCGGCGTCGACGAGCTGAAAGGCGAGAAGCTCGGCCTCGGCATCTCCGGACCGATCGCCGGGCGTACCGACGTCAGCCAGAAGGACCGCGAGACTCGCGATCTGACCACCCTCGACCCGCACGGCTACGAGTGCCGCTTCACCGAGTTCGACACCCATCTCGGCTACAACAAGATCGACGCCTGGGCCAAGTTCCCCAACTTCCAGGCCTTGATCCGCGACGCCATCGTGCGTCAGCAGGCACTGGACCGCATGGCGATCGGCTTCAACGGCACCACCGCCGCGGTCCAGACCAACCGTGCTACCAACCCCATGCTTCAGGACGTGAACATCGGCTGGCTGCAACAGTACCGCCTGCACGCCGAGGCTCGTGTTATGAAGGCGGGCAACGTCGCCGGCAAGGTGCGCGTGGGCAAGGGCGGCGACTATCTCAACCTCGACGCCCTGGTTTACGACGCGGTGCACAGCCTGATCGAGCCTTGGTATCGCCGCGTGCCGGGCCTGGTCGTGCTGGTCGGTCGCAACCTCATGTCCGACAAGTACTTCCCGCTGATCAACACCGAGCAGCCGCCCAGCGAGCAGATGGCCGCCGACGTGGTCATCAGCCAGCGGCGCATCGGCGGTCAGCAGGGCATGGACGTGCCCTTCTTCCCCGAAAACGCCCTCATGGTCACCACGCTGGATAACCTCTCGATCTACTGGCAGAACGGAGCCCGTCGCCGCCACGTCAGCGAGAACCCCAAGCGCAACCGCATCGAGAACTACGAGAGCTCGAACGACGCCTACGTGGTCGAGGACTTCGGTGCTGGCTGCCTGGTGGAGAACATCGAGCTCGGCGACTTCACCAGCGGGGAGTAAGGAAGCGCCATGACCAGCCCAGCCCGCCGACACTTTCAGCGCGTCACCGCGGCCCTCGCCGCGGCTGACGCCGGCGAACAGCCCATGCAGGGCGACGCCTTTGAACTGATGCAGGCCGCCCTGTTCGAGGACTACCGCCGCCTCAAGGCGACTCAGTCCATGGAACGCAAGGCCGAAATCAAGCGCGAGATCCTGCCTCAGTACGCCGACTACGTCGCCGGCGTGCTCGAGCGCGGTCAGGGCGCCCAGGACGACGTGCTGATGCGCGTCATGCTTTGGCGCATCGACGCCGGCGACCTGGCCGGCGCCGTCGAGATCGCCCGCTACGCCCTCGCCCATGGCCTCAACCCGCCCGACCAGTTCGAGCGTGGCACGGCGGCCGTCATCGCCGAGGAAGTCGCCGACCAGGCACTCAAGCAGCTCGAGGCCGAAAGCAGCGATGCCACTATCCTGCTCCACCTGCTCAGCGAAGTGGAAACCCTCTCCGCCAGCGCGGACATGCACGACCAGATCCGCGCCAAGCTCCACAAATCGCTGGGCTATGCCGCTCGCGACGCCGGCCAGCTCGAACTGGCCCAGCAGCACCTCACGCGAGCGATCGAACTGAACGAGCGCGTGGGCGTGAAGCGCGACCTCGAGCAGATCGCCCGAGAGATCAAGAAGACCACCACCGAACAGCCCAGCGGCTGACCGAGTCGACCGCCGACGCCAAGGGGGCGCGGCCGGCGCCGAAGGTTCCACCTCGAGGTGCAAGCCGCCCACCCCCTTCTTAACCAGGAGTGCCGATGAACAGCTTCGTTTCCACCGGTACCGCCAGCAGTCAGGATTCCGAGGCCATTGCCAACAACGGCTTCTGGCCCGATATCGTGCCGGCGGACTTTCGCGCCCGACACCGCCTGGACGGCACCGTCACCGCCGATCGGCTGGAAGGCGCCCTGCTCGCCGCCGTTGCCACGGTCAACCGCACCCTGCGCGACTGGCAGGCGAGTCAGGTCGCGGCCAGCCACGCCACGGTAGCCGAGGTACCGGTGCCGATCTGGCAGGCGCCTGGCGTCTACCTTGGCCTCTACCAGCGCGCCGTCTACTCCATGGCCCACGCCAGCCTGATCGAGCGCTACGCCGACTTCGATGCCACCAACAGCGGCCGGGACCGCGCCGAGCGTCTGGTGGACCCTGCCGAGAGCTATCGCCGCGACGCCGTCTGGGCCATCGCCGAGATCGAAGGCCGGCCACACAGCACCGTCGAGTTGATCTAATGCCGCGCACTGTCCACGCCCACCAGCACGACACGGTCGATGCCCTCTGCTACCGCCACTTCGGCCGCACCCAGGGCATCACGGAGCAAGTACTCGAGCTCAACCCCGGCTTGGCCACGCTCGGCCCCGTGCTACCCCAAGGCACCGCGGTGCGCCTACCCGACCTCACACCGACTCCCCAGCGCCCGCCTGCCGTGCAGCTGTGGGACTGAACACATGACGCGCCACCCGCGCCAAAACGCCGAGGACCTCATGGCCGAACCCAGCACCGCCACCTTCACCGGCATCGTCACACTCGGCGCCACCCTCTTCGGGCTGATTCCCGGCGTCGACGCCAACGCCATCGTCGGCGCCCTTTGCGGTGCGGCGCTATTCGTCGTCAGCGCCAAGGGCCTCACCCTGCTCGAGCGGCTGATCTATCTGGTCATCTCGTTTCTGATCGGCTATCTCGGCGGCCCCTCACAGCTGAGCCACCTCTTCGAGCACACCGCCGTCTCGGCCTTCATTGCCGCCGCCATTTCCGTTACCGCCGGGCTCCGGATCATCGACGCGGTCAAGCACTTCGACTTGAAAGCCTGGCTAGGTCCTGGAGGGAAACAGTGAACGTATTCATCGAGATCGCGATTCTCGCCGCCATCGTCAGCCTGCTGCGCATCCTCACCTTCCAGCGTCGAGGCAGCCGCTTCCGCCGAGGCGTCTCGTTCCTCGCCTGGCTGCTGGCCTGCGCCCACGTGGTGCTGATCTTCAAGCTCCCGGCCCTGGCAATTCCCGAGCCGGCCGCCATCGTCCTGGCCCTCGCCCTGGTCATCGTCGCCGCACTGCTGCTGCGCGCACGCGGCAACGTCGCTCACCTCCTACCGATCCGGAGACCCTGATGCAGCTCACACCCCATTTCCAGCTTTCCGAGTTCACCCGCTCGAGCACCGCCCAGCGCCTCGGCGACGCCAACCAACCCGACGCCCAGGAGTTGGCCAACCTCAAGCGCCTGGCCGAATGCCTCGAGCAGGTGCGCGCCCATCTGGGCGGACACCCGATCATCATCACCTCGGGCTTTCGTAACGAACGGGTCAACCGTACCGTAGGCGGCGTACCCAACAGCGCCCACCGCCTGGGACTCGCCGCCGACTTCACCGTGCCTCGCTTTGGAAGCGTGCTGGCCACCTGCCAGGCCATCGCCGATGCGCCCGGACTCTGCTTCGACCAGCTCATCAACGAGTACGACCGCTGGATTCATCTGGGTCTGCGTCAGGCAGGCGATCGTCGCCAGCTGCTCACCATCGACAACCGCGGCACCCGTCTCGGGCTCGACAGGGCCAGGGCATGAGCCGCTTCAAGCTGCCCATCGCTGCCCTGCTGCTGGCCAGCGCTCTGCTCGCCGGCTGGCAGGCCCGGGGCTGGCACGAGGACAGCCGCCGCCTCACCGCCGAGCGGGCCGCTCAACAGGCCATCGACGCCGCGCTCTCCCGAGAGTCGCGCATTGCCCAAGCCGTCGAGGCGCGCCTGGCTGAGCTCGAGGCGAACGAACGCATCATCGACCGAGGGATCATTCGTGAAGTGCAGAAACCGATTTACCAGCGCGTTTGTCTTGGCGATGACGCTATCCGCCTGCTCAACGACGCCGCCGCCGGGCGCCGACCCGATCCAGCAGTCCCTGCTGCGCCCTTGTCCCGTCACGCTCCCGCCCCTGACTGACGGTACCGGGCAAGACGTCGCCCTCACCATGGCAAGCTGGGCCAGCCAGTACCACGGCTGCGCCACGCGGCATAACGGACTCGTCGAACTGCTCGAGGCACGCCAATGAAGAAACTGCACCGGCTCCGCGAACACCTCGTGGCGGCTGTGCCCGGGCTCGACCGGGATCCCGACCGCCTGCTCACCTTCGTCGAGGAAGGCAGCATCGAGTTTCGCCGCGGCCGCGACCTCACCCACGAATACCGCTTCGTCGCTCAACTGGTGCTGACCGACTTCACCGGCGATCTCGATACCGTCATGCTGCCGCTCCTGCAGTGGCTCGCCGAGTACCAGCCGGATCTCGACCCCGGCGAGGCCCTCACCTTCGAAGCCGAGATCCTGGCCAACCGCGCCGTGGATCTTGGCATGCGCATTCCTCTCACGGAGCGCGTCATCGCCCGCGTCGACTGCGATACGGGAATGATCCAGGCCGAGCATTCCCTGCCCCACTTCCCCAGCCATACCTGCATGGCTACGAACTGGCAGCTACTTGTCCGGGAAAACACCGACCAGGAGTGGAGCCTGGCGGCCGAATGGGACGCCCCCCGTGGCTGACGACCTGCAGCAGCTCGCTGACTGGGCCGCGCCGCTGCTGGCCAAACTCGAAGCCCGAGAGCGGCGCGCCCTGGCCCGCACCATCGCCCAGGACCTGCGCCGCAGCCAACGCGCCCGCATCCGCGCCCAGCGCAACCCAGATGGCACACCCTTCGCTCCCCGCCAGCCGCAGCGGCTGCGCGGCCGGCAGGGTGCCATCCGCCGGCGTGCCATGTTCGCCAAGCTCTCCACCGCCAAGTGGCTCAAGGCCACCACCCAGGGCGATACCGCAGTGCTCGGCTTCTTCGGCAGCGTCGCGCGCATCGCCCGTACCCACCAACTTGGCCTACGTGATCGCGTCAGTCGGAACGGCCCCACCGTCGAGTACCCGCAGCGCGAACTGTTCGGTTTCACCGCGCAGGATCGCACGCGCATCCGCGACCTGCTGATCGATCACCTGACCCGCCCTAGCCAGTGAGTGCAATGAAAAACGCCCTGGCGCAATGTGCCAGGGCGTTGACCGTGATGGGATCTTTGGCTCAGGACGCCTCGGCGTGGAGCTTGAACCCGAGGGCGTTCATGACCTTCATGATCGTGGCAAAGCTGGGGTTGCCATCGGCGGAGAGCGCCTTGTACAGGCCCTCGCGGGTCAGCCCTGTGTCGCGAGCCAACTGAGCCATGCCTCGCGCCCGGGCGATGTCGCCCAGGGCGGCGGCCACCAGCGCAGGATCGTTCTCCTCAAGGCAGGCCTCCAGGTACAGGGCCATCTCCTCTTCGGATCCCAGATGGTCGACGACATCCCATTTCTGTAGTGTGCTCATGGAACCTCCTTCATCTCGCGGGCAAGCTGCTTCGCGATCTCGATATCCTTGGCCTGGCTGCCCTTGTCGCCGCCGGCCAGGAGAATCACCAGCTCGAATCCTCGCTGCACGAAATACACCCGGTAACCGGGGCCGTAGTGAATGCGCAGCTCCGACACCCCCTCGCCCACCGGCTCGCAATCACCGAAATTGCCGAGTTCGACTCGGCGTATCCTGGCCAGGATCTTGGCCTTCGCTCGCGGATCTCGCAGCTTGGCGAACCAGGCGGCATAGGTTTCCGTTTGGCTGATACTCTTCATGACCGCAAGTGTGAACCACAGTTCACACCAAGGCAAGCAATTCCATCAGTGTCGAAACCGCCAACCACACCCCCCACCGCTTCGCCCACCCAGCTTGCCGCCGCACGATAGCGGCATGAACCCCATCGAACTCCTGCGCCTGCTGCACAACCTGATCCGCCTCGGCACCGTCCACGAGGTGGATCACGCTCGTGCCCGCGTACGCGTCGTCTCGGGCGAACTCATCACCGACTGGCTGCCCTGGCTCTCACCTCGCGCCGGCACCACCCGCGACTGGAGCCCGCCCACGGTCGGCGAACAGGTCCTGGTGCTCTCGCCTGGCGGCGATCCTGCCGCCGGCGTAGTGCTCACCGGCGTCTTTAGCGATGACTACCCGGCCCCCACCGACGACGGCAATTTGATCGGTCGCTGGCTGCCCGACGGCACACGCCTGGAGTACGACCATGCCGCCCACAAGCTCACGATCGAGTGCGTCGGCGACATCCAGGTGAAGGCCAGCGGCACCGTGAACCTCGAGGCCGCCAAGATCCACCACAACGGCGGCAAGGGCATCGTCACCCAGGACCACATCTGCCACCTCACCGGCCTGCCCCACGGCGACGGCTCCTCCACGGTCACTGCAGGGAAGTAGCCATGGCACTCGACAAAGCCGGCCTCAAGGAACGTATCGCCAGCGAGCTCGTGAACCTCGGCGCCTCCCGCCAGGGCGACCACAGTTGGGTAGATCGGCTGGCTCAGGCCATCGCCAACGGCGTGATCGATGAGATTCAGGCCAACGCCGAAGTGCAGGTCACGAGCGGCAGCTCGTCGGGAACCTACAAGGTGGAATGACATGGGCATGAGCGCAGCGACCGGCCGCCAGCTCGAAGGTATCGAACATATCCAACAATCCGTGCGCGACATCCTCACCACGCCGCTCGGCAGCCGGGTGATGCGGCGCGATTACGGCTCGCTGCTGCCCGAGCTCATCGACCAGCCCCTCAACGGCGCCACTGCGCTGCGCGCCTACTCGGCAACTGTCGTCGCCCTGATGAAGTGGGAGCCTCGCATCCGCGTGCGCCAGATCACCCGGCTGGCCCCAGCCGACCAGCCCGGCTCACTCATTCTCGACATGACCGCCCAGCGCACCGACACCGGTGAAGCCATTGACCTCAGCGTGCCCCTACGCCAAGGCCTGGGAGGTAACGCATGAGCCGTGCTATCGACCTTTCACAGCTGCCCACACCGCGAGTCGTCGAACCGCTCGACTACGAAGAAATCCTCGCCGAGCAGCTCGAGGATCTGGCCGAACGCTATCCCTACATCAACGTGCCGGCCGAATCCGACCCGGCCTTTAAGGTGCTCCAGGTCTGCGCCTTCCGGGAGATGCTCGTTCGTCAGCGGGTCAACGAGGCCGCTCGCGCCGTCATGCTCTCCTACGCAGAGCGTGAGGATCTCGACAACCTCGGTGCCCTGTTCAACGTCACCCGGCTGCAAACCGACCCCGGCGATCCGATCAGTATCCCTCCGGTACCGCCCAGCTACGAAAGCGACAACGAATTCCGCCGCCGGATCCTGCTCTCGCTTGAGGGCCTCAGCACGGCAGGTCCCGAGGGCGCCTATATCTACCACGCCCTCAGTGCCGATGGCAGCGTGCTCGACGCCAGTGCTACCAGTCCCAAGCCTGACGACATAAAGGGGCTCGTCATGGCAGTGCTGGCAAACCACAACGCCAGTGACGCCCTCATCGATGCGATGAACGAAGCATTGAATAACGCGAAATGGCCGGGAGAAGTCGACCTCACTGTGCTCTCCCGCGAGGGAGACGGTACCGCACCGGTCGAACTGCTCGAAGCGGTCGATGCAGCCGTTAGCGCCGAGCACGTACGCCCCCTCACCGACTACGTCACGGTGCAGAGTGCCGAAATCCTGCTCTACACCATCGAGGCAACGCTTTATTTCTACCCAGGCCCGGACAGCCAGGTCGTACTCGCCGAAGCCCTAGCTATGGCCCAAGCCTATGCCGATGCCCAGCATCGCCTCGGCCTCGACATCACCCTATCGGGGCTCTATGCCGCCCTGCACCGCCCCGGCGTGCAGCGAGTCGAACTGATCAGCCCCGCCGCCACCATCGAGGTTAGCCGGCAACAGGCCGCATTCTGTACCTCCATCACCCTGACCGACGGTGGCGTACATGAGTGATCGCAGCCTGCTACCGCCCAACGCCACCCGCTACGAGCGCGCCCTGGCCGACACAGCCGCTCGTGTCTCCGATGTCGCCACGCCACTGCGCGACCTCTGGAATCCCGACACCTGCCCCGCCGAGCTACTGCCCTGGCTCGCATGGTCGCTCGGCGTCGCTGCCTGGAAGCCTTACTGGTCCGAAGCCATCAAGCGACAGCGCATCAAGCAAGCCGTCGAGATCCACCGCCGCCGCGGCACCGTGCAATCGGTGCGCCGCGTCGTCGAATCGTTCGGCGCTGGGGTAGCCATTCGCGAGTGGTGGCAAAGCGAACCGCGCGGCATACCGCACACCTTCGAGCTGATCCTCACCGTTCGCGACAGCAACAACGCCGCCGAACTGCAGCAAGACATCATTCAGGAGGTGAATCGCGTCAAGCCGGTGCGCAGCCATTTCACGCTTATCGCTGGAGTCGCTGCCGAGGGTGGCATCGGCATCTACGGCGCCGCCCGTCCAGCCATCTACCGCCGCATCCAGACCGAGGAATGACATGGCTCTGAAAATCACCATCACCGATGCCGGCCGCGCCGAGATCGTCAACGCCCAGAACACCGGCACGGCTCCAGTCAAAATCACCCATGTCGCCCTCGAAGCCGCCGGCTACACTCCTGATCCAGGGCAGACCGCGCTGCAAAACGAGATCAAGCGAGTCTCCAGCATCGCTGGCGAGGTGGTCGCAGACGACACCATCAGCGTCACCGCCAAGGATGAAGGCAGCGACGCCTACACTGTCCGCGGATTCGGCCTGATCACCGAGCACGGCACCCTGTTTGCCGTCTACTCGCAAGCCGACCCCATCATTGAAAAAGCCAGTCCCTCGACACTGCTGCTCACCATCGATGTCGTGTTCGCCGATATCGATGCCACCAGCCTCACTTTCGGCGATGTCACCTTCAGCAACCCACCGGCCAGCACCACCGTAGCCGGCGTGGTGCGGCTCAGCAGTGCAGTCAACAGTACCGCGCAGAACCTCGCGGCGACACCCAACGCCGTAAAACAGGCCAACGACAACGCCAACAGCCGGCTAGCCAAGAGTGCCAACCTCTCCGACCTCGGCAACGCCGGCACGGCACGCAATAACCTCGGTCTCGGCACCGCCGCACAGCAGGACGACGCCCGCTACGCCCATCGAAGCAACAACCTCGCCGATCTGACGGCGCCGGCCATCGCGCGCAGCAACCTCGGCCTCGGCACGGCCGCCACAGCCAATACCGGTACAGGTTCGAGCAACGTGCCTACCACCAGCCAGGCGGATGGCCGCTACGCTCAGCGCGGGCAAAATCTCGCCGATATCGGTAATGTCAGTATTGCACGTAGCAACTTAGGACTTGGCAGCGCAGCTACCCAGCCAGACACACGCTACACCCATCGGGCGAATAACCTCTCGGATCTCGGCAGTGCTGCTACGGCACGAAGCAACCTCGGCCTGGGCAGTGCCGCTACTCAGCCGGACACGCGCTATACCCATCGCGCGAATAACCTTTCGGATCTTGGCAGTGCTGCTAATGCCCGTAGTAACCTCGGCCTGGGCACGGCGGCTACCATGGGAACCACGGCCAGTCGCACTTCGAACAGCACCACGACTCTTCTGCAAGCTGCCGGAATGAACAATCACCGCACCAGCGGTGATCATGATGGGCGTTATGTTCAGCGTGGGAACAACTTATCTGATCTCAATAACGCGGCGGCCGCTCGAACTAACCTTGGCCTAGGCGCAGCGGCAACTATGGGTACCACTGCCAGTCGTACCTCGGGCAGCACCTCCTTGCTGTTACAAGCAGCTGCCATGAACAACCACATCGGTGGAGGTGACCACAACAGTGAATATATCCAACTAGGCTCGACTTTCCAGGTGAGGTCTGCTTTGTCCGGAGCGGGGCATGGAGAGGTAGGAACTTTTGCTTTTTGCCGAACAGACCCTCCCGTCAATAAAATCCCTGGCGATACTGCTGCAGGTAGCAACCTGATTTACACATCTGCAAGTGGCGGCCTATCAGGCTTCAACAATAGACCTTCAGGGACGTGGCGATGCATGGGCCGTACCCATGATGCCAACTTTGAGACAGCAACGACATTATGGCTAAGAATATCCTGATGAAAATTAGAAACCCTAGATATAACGTGCACGGGACCATAGACTGCGAATTGGAGCATCCTGATTTCGGATGGCTACCCTTCACGGCTGACCCCGAGGATACTGAAGAGCAAGGGAGAACAATATTCGAGCGCATTTTAACTTCGGGTATCGAAATTTCCCCTGCCCCTTCAATCCCGCTGGATCAGCTCACTGCCCGCAAACGCACCGAGATCGACCAGGCCCGTGACCAAGCCTTCGCGGCAGGGCTGGAGTACGAGATCGCCGGTGAACCCGACGTGATCCAGACGCGCCCCCAGGACCAGATCAATCTATTGGGGCTCTCCGCGAAAGCCCAGCGCCTGATCGCAACCGGCCACCCGGATGCCGTCTTCACCTTCCGCGGGCTGAGCAACATCAACCACGAGCTGACCGCGGTAGAAATGGATGAGCTTGCCCTCGCTGCACTGGCCCACATCGAGAGCATTTACCAGCGCAGCTGGGACCGGAAGGACGCCATCGACGCGATCCTGGCCGATGATGGTCTCGAAGAGGGTACAAAACGATCTTCTATCGAGGCTATGGGGTGGTGAACAAGTAAGCGCGTGGATTTCACGCGCTTATTCTTGCCTCAACCCCTGACCAGAGCCTCCTTCCATCCAGGCTTCTTGCCAATCTTCAATCACTGGAACAATACTTTCAAACTCCTGCAATCTAGTATTTAAATTAATTGTGGCAGCATTCATTTCAACAAGCCTGCTCTCGTACTGGTTAGATGTACGAGCAAGGCTCGTCATAAGAGCTTGATTCTCCTCCATAACAGAATCGATTTGGCTATTGAATTCAGCCGTTTTTAGCTGAAATTTTTCAACTTCACGATCCATAAACTCTCGTGAGTTTTGTATTTGGCCGTGCAAATCAATTATGACCCTATGAATATCTTTCGCCTCATAATAGAGAAACATAATAAATCCTAGCAGTATCAAAGCAAACACACCTGCAGCTGCAGTGAGTATATTTTTCTTAGTTTTCTCCATTGCACTTATTGCTTCTTTCATAGACTGATCCGCATTAGACCGAAACTCTTGCAGCATGCTTAATACTTTTTCATTATGTCTTTCATTCATTTCTATCAGTCGCGACCTCGCGTCACTAGCTATTCCCTCTACGTCTGATTTCGCACTTTCAATAACCTGCTGCATCTGCTCATCATAATTCATTTTTATTTCCTTTGTTGTTCGACCCCATTAAGTATTTTAGCTCAAACTTCTATTTTTTTAAAAAACAAATAGCAAGTCAGACAGCGTAAGCCTTAGCTTACAGGCCATGCCGTCATCGGCTGACAGATAACTCGCCTCGCTACGAGTAAACTTTTGTATCTCTCAAACCACAGGGATACGGGCATGAGGCAGGAGACTCTTGAGGTGTATGGCGTCGACGTTGAGCTGACGCTGCTACGCGATAGCAGAAGCCAGTACTGGCTTGTCATGGCCCGCTGGAGCCTTACCCAGGGAAAGCAGACCACTCACACCATGCCACCCTGCGATCCCGACCTGACAGAGCAGCAGGCCTGGAACGAAGCGCGCAATTGGGCGGAGCGACAACTCTCCAAAGACCTGCTGGGCTCACGCGGTCTATGTCCCAAGTGGGCGCTCTCAACCGCTAGCTAGCCAGAGGAGCCAGGGACATGGCATCCCCAACCATCTACTATCAGTATTCCACTCTTGGTTCCCATATTCTGAGCTGCAGCTGCGGCAATATAGAAATGTCACGCCATCAACGGTGGACAGCGTTTCAGGCGCCGGATCGAGGGAGCCATCGGGTCGTAGCATGCAAGGCCTGTGGCTGGACCGATGTCGTGAAGTTTGATCGTAGAATGCGCCGTACAGCGGCGACGCAGGTGGAGTAGGCAGTGGACCTAAGAGGTCCTACTGCCCCAACTAACAAAGTCAGTCTATTCTTTGTAAGTAGACATTCGTACTTTAAAACCAGACGACTGAATTTTAAACCCTATTCCCTCCCAGATTTTTTCAATCGACCCATCCAGAGCCCAGAGCTCCGGCACATCAAATACTCTTGAGAGCTTATAACCTTCCTCATCTCCAACCTTAGCTCTACAGAAAGCAATTGTAACAGTAACAAGAAAATCGTACTCATCCAGCATTGAGAAAAAATAATCTCTCAACTCCTCAGCATCCAAGATACAATCCCGCATAAAGCAAACAAGACGATAGTTACCTGAGTGCGCATGCAACGACAGCATTGAAAGTATCCAGCCTGGCTCAAGCCCAGCCACTCTATCCGCTAGCTGCTTATCCGTCAGCAAATCTTTCCATGTCGTATCCATGGGCAACTCAGTAAAGAATTCGCCAACCAATCCTGACTTCTTAAGGTGTTCGTAAACGTTCCCTTCTAGCGCTCGCTTTCGCTCTTCTAACAGTTTTGGAAAAATTTTTTCTGCTCGACTATAAGCCTCAACCTTCCTCTGATGCTCATCATAGCTCTTAAGCTGCTTCTCTTGCTGCTCTAGCATTTTATCTTGCTGATTTATTGTAAAGATAAGCGCATCTAACGTAGCTATCAGCGCCGCAACCCCAACCGTGCCAGCTAAATAGTTTCCAAAGTGGGCCCAGTCCTGTAGGTCATCTGACGGCAAACCACGAAACCTTAGAAAAAAAAGAAAAAGGGCTACACTTGCCAATACGATAAAGCTGATCATAAGCCTGTAAAGAGAATTTCTTTTCACTTTCCCCCCCTGTTAGATTTGGTGTACATCACTCTTCCCACACCCGGCGCAGCTTCGCCTACCTCGCCCGCCCCCGCACGATACCTGCGTACACCCGCTGACCCTCTCAGCCCACGCAGGAGCCCCAAATGGCCGATTACCACCACGGCGTGCGCGTCATCGAGATCAACGAAGGCACCCGACCGATCCGCACCCCCAGCACGGCGGTGATCGGCCTGGTGGCCACCGCTGAGGATGCCGACCCCGCCACCTTCCCTCTCGATACGCCGGTGCTGGTGACCGACGTCTATGCCGCCATCGGCGAGGCCGGTACCAGCGGCACGCTGAAGCGCTCGCTCGATGCCATCGCCGACCAGGCCAAGCCGCTGATCGTCGTGGTGCGCGTGGCCGAAGGCGCCGATGCCGCCGAAACCAAGGCCAAACTCATCGGCACTGTTACCGCCAGCGGCCAGAAGACCGGCATCAAGGCACTGCTTGCCGCCCACCAGCGCTTCGGCATCAAGCCCAGGATCCTGGGCGTGCCGGAGCTCGACGATGTCGACGTGGCCGCTGAGCTGATCGCCACCGCCCGGCAGCTGCGCGCCTTCGCCTATGTATCGGCACACGGCTGCGAAACTGTTGAAGAGGCGATGATGTATCGCGAGAACTTCGGCCAGCGCGAAGTCATGGTGCTGTGGCCGGAGTTCACCGGCTTCGATACCGACGCCGGCGAAACCGTCACCCTCTCCGCCGTGGCTCGGGCACTCGGCCTGCGCGCCTACCTGGACCAAACCGTCGGCTGGCACAAGACGATCTCGAACGTCCCGGTGCAGGGCGTCACCGGTATCTCCCGCGACGTGTTCTGGGATCTTCAGGATCCGGCCACCGACGCCGGAGTGCTCAACGCGGCAGACGTCACCACGCTGATCAACCAGGGCGGCTATCGCTTCTGGGGCTCGCGCACCTGCGATACCGACGGCCTGTTCCCGTTCGAGAACTACACCAGGACCGCGCAAGTCGTGGCGGACACCATGGCCGAGGCTCACCTCTGGGCCGTGGACAAGCCCATGCACCCCTCCCTCGCGCGGGACATCATCGAGGGCATCAATGCCAAGTTTCGCGAGTGGAAGGCGCTGGGCTACATCATCGACGGCAACGCCTGGTTCAACGAACAAGCCAACTCCGAAACCACCCTCAAGGACGGCAAGTTGTACATCGACTACGACTACACGCCCGTGCCGCCCTTGGAAAACCTCATGTTCCAGCAGCGAATCACCGATCAGTACCTGGTGGATTTCGCCGCGCGCATCGCCGCCTGACAGTCGGCACCGAGAACCCCAAGGAGCCTGATCGATGGCACTGCCCAAGAAACTCAAGGACCTGAACCTGTTTGGCAATGGCGATAACTGGCAGGGTCTGGTCGACACCCTCACCCTGCCCGAACTCGCCCGCAAGATGGAAGAGTGGCGCGGCGGCGGCATGGATGCCCCGGTCGATATCGACCTGGGCGGCGAGAAGCTCACCTTCGAGTGGACCGTCGGCGGCCTGGTCCCGGCCATCTTCGACAACTTCGGCACCAACCGCCTGGATGCCGATCTGCTGCGCTTCGAAGGCTTCTATGAGCGCGACGACGTCGGCCAGACCTCCGCCGTCACCGTCGTCGTGCGCGGCCGCCACCAGCGCATTGCCATGGGCGAAGCCAAGGCCGGCGAGAACACCGCCCACCAGGTCACCACCACCTGCAGCTACTACAAGCTCGTGATCGACGGCACCACCGTCATCGAGATCGACGTGCCCGGCCTGGTGTTCAAGGTCAACGGCCAGGATCGCTACGCCGAGCGCCGCCGCGCGCTGGGCCTGTAACCCCTCTCTCCTTTCCACCGCGACACAGGAACGCCAAGCATGCCCAAGAACGCCACCACCGAAGAGATCGTACTCGACACCCCCATCCAGCGCGGCGAACAGAAGATCGAGAAGCTCTTCCTGCGCAAGCCCAACGCCGGCGAGCTGCGCGGCCTGGCCCTCTCCGACGTGCTGCAGATGCAGGTCGACGCCCTGGTCAAACTCACCCCGCGCCTCTCGAGCCCGGCGCTGACCGAACCCGAGATGCGCAATCTCGACCCCGCCGACCTGGTGCAGATCGGGGGCGCCATCGCCGGTTTTTTGCTGACGAAGCGGGCCAAGGGCGAGAGCAACTGAGCCTGCCCGAACACGTCGAAGAAGCTATGGCGGATCTCGCCATTACCTTCCACTGGACGCCGGCCGACTGCGCCGGCTTCACCCTCGCCGAACTCATGCAATGGCGCGAGCGCGCCCGTCGCCGCACCCAGCGCGACGCTGACTGAAGGAGTCACCGGTGGCCAAGCCGCTCAGAATGCAGGTTCTCCTGGGGGCGATCGACCAGGCCACCGGCCCGCTACGCAAGATCACCCAGGGCAGCGACCAGACCGCTCGCGCACTGCGAGCCAGCCGCGACGAGCTGCGTACCCTGGAGCGCACCCAGCGCGACATGCGCGGCTTCACCGCCCTCAAGCGATCCAGTGAGCAGACCGCCACCGCCCTGCAGGCGCAGCAGCGCCAGGTTCGTGAGCTCACCCAGCAGATCCGACAGGCCGACGGCCCCACTCGCCAGCTGACACGCCAGCGCGACGCGGCGATCCGCAAGGCACGCGAACTCAAGCAGCAGTACGAAGGCGAGCAGCGCGAGCTGCAACGGCTGCGTGGCAGCATTCGTGACGTCAGCGGTGTGACAGGCACCTTGGGTACTCAACAGCGCGAGCTGGCCCAGCGAGTGCGCAGCGCCAACCAGCAGCTCGAGCAGCACCAGAACCGCCTGCGCCGTGTCGCCGAGCAACAGCGTCGCGCCGCCCAGGCCAGTCAGTCCTACAGCCAATCCATGGGCCGCGTGAATCGCATGGCCGGCGTCGGTGCCGCCGGCGTGGGCAGCGGCCTGGCCAAAGGCTACGCCGCCTCGCGCCTGCTCACTCCCGGCGTCTCCTGGGCCGAGCAGATGAGTACGCTCCAGGCGGTAGGCCGCTTCTCGGCGGACGACGAGCGCTATCAGGCCCTGCGCGCGCAGTCGAGGGAGCTCGGCGGCTCCACGGCCTTCTCGGCCACGGAAGTCGGCGCCGGCCAGGAATTCCTGCTGCGCGCCGGCATGAGCGCGGAAGCCATCCAGGCATCAATGCGCGACGTGCTGGATCTCGCCCTGGCCAACAACACCGAGCTCGGCCGCGCCGCCGACATCGCATCGAACATCGCCGGCGCGTTCAAGATCGACCTCGAGCAGGAAGGCTCGATGAGCCGGGTCGCCGACATTCTCTCGGGCGCTGCCAGCCGGGCGAACGTGAACCTGGAGATGCTCGGGGAAACGATGAAGTACCTCGGTGGCGCCGAGGATCTCAACCTCACGATGGAACAGGCGGCCGCCATGGCCGGCCTGCTCGGCAACATCGGCATCCAGGGCAGCCAAGCCGGCACCACGATGCGGGCGATGATGAACCGCCTCACCGCGCCCACCTCCACCGCCGCCGGCCTGATGGAGAGCTACGGCATCCAGGTCGCCGACGTGAACGGCAACATGCGCGACATGCCGGACATCCTGCGCGATATCAACGCTGCCACGGCCGAGCTGGGCAACGTGGAGCGCAAGGAAGTGCTGCAGCGGATCTTCGGCGCCGAGGCCGGCAGCGGCATGGCCGAGCTGGTCAACTCCATGGCCGCCGGCGAGCTCGATCAACTGATTGCCGCCCTGGGCGATAGCTACGGCGAGAACGCCGAGATGGCCCGGGTAATGGCCGACAACATCGGCGGCGACCTGAAGAACATGCGCTCGGCGTGGGAAGAAGTGGGCATCAGCGTCACAGATACCAACAACGGCCCGCTGCGCGAGCTCGTGCAAACCGTGACGCGAATCCTGCGCGGCGTGGGCGACTGGATCAAAGCGAATCCGGAGCTGGCCGGCACCATCGCCAAACTCGCCGCCGGGCTCATCGCCCTGGTCACCATCGGCGGCGCCATCACCCTCTCGCTGGCCTCGATCCTCGGGCCGCTGGTCATGCTGCGCTACGGCTTCGCCCTGCTCGCCATCAACGGCGGCGGGCTGATCGGCACTCTCGTGCGGCTGGCCGGTACCGCCATCCCGGCCGTACTCGCCGCGGTGAAAGGCATGGCCGTATTCCTCGCCACCAACCCCATCGGCCTGGCCGTCGCAGCGATCGCCGCCGCCGTGTTCCTCATCATCAAATACTGGGAACCGATCAGCGGCTTCTTCCGCAACCTGTGGAACGGCGTAACGGAGCTGTTCGGCAACGCCTGGCAGGCCATCCAGGAAGCCTTCGCGGGTGGTATCGCCGGCGTCTCGCGACTGCTACTCGACTGGTCGCCCATGGGCATTCTCTGGCGCGGCATCACCACAGGCCTGCAGAGCATGGGCGTGGAGATCCCGGAGCGCTTCTCCACCCTGGGCAACGCCATGATTGACGGTTTGATGGCCGGTATCGATGCCAAGTGGCAGGCGCTCAAGGACAAGGTCGGCAGCCTCACCGACGGCGTCACCGGCTGGTTCCGCGACGCCCTGGGCATCAACTCCCCCAGCCGCGTGTTCGCCGAGTACGGCGGCTTCACGGTGGACGGCTTCAACGTCGGGCTAGACCGTCAGCGCGACGAGCCTGCCAAGCGGGTGCGGGACATCGCCCGGCGCGTAGCCACCGCCGGCGCCGGCATCGCCATCGGTACCGCCGGCCTGCCCGCCGTGGCGGATATTCCCATCGACAGGCGGCCGGCCCTCAGTGCCCCGGCGCCTGCCGCGCCGGCGGCAGGCGACACCATCACGATTCACGTTTATGGCGCCCCAGGCATGGACGAACGCACCCTCGCCCAGGAAGTCGCCCGCCAGCTCGAGCAGCGCGAACGACAGCGCGCCGCCCGTCAGCGCTCCTCACTGCGCGACATTGATTGACCAGGAGAACCCCAATGCTGATGGCCCTTGGCATGTTCGTTTTTCAGACCCGCACCGTGCCCTATCAGGAGCTCAAGCGGATCACCCAATGGCGCCACGCCAACCAGTCCCGCGTTGGCGATCGGCCGGCGTATCAGTTCGTCGGTCCCGGTACCGACATCATCACTCTCTCCGGCACGCTACTGCCGGAATTCACCGGCGGCCGCCTCGACCTGGATGAGATCCGCGACATGGCCGACCAGGGACAGGCCTGGCCACTGGTGGAAGGCACCGGCCGGCAGTACGGCCTGTGGGTCGTGACCCAGGTCGAGGAAACCGCCAGCCACTTCTTCCGCGACGGCATGCCCCAGAAAATCGAGTTCACGCTCACGCTCGAGCACGTCGACGACACCCGCACCGATCTGCTCGGCAGCCTGACCACCTACACCGTCGCCCGCCTTGCCGGCGCCTACGTGTGAGCCCGCCATGAACGCCAATGCCACGCCCTACCGCTATCGCCGGCCCAGCTACCGCCTCACCCTGGCCGGTACCGACATCACGCCACGCCTCAACGGTCGCCTGGTCAGCCTCACCCTACGCGAACAGCGCGGCCTCGAGGCCGACCAGCTCGACATTACCCTGGCCGACCACGACGGCGCCCTGGCCTTGCCCCGCCGCGGCGCCGAACTCACTCTCGCCTTCGGCTGGCAGCACGAAGGCCTGGTCGAGAAAGGCACCTTCACCGTCGACGAGATCCAGCACACCGGCACGCCGGATCAGCTCATCATCCGGGCGCGCTCCGCCGACATGCGCGGCGAACTGCCCGGCAAACGCACCCACGGCTGGCACAACCTCGCCCTGAGTGAGATCGTCGAGACCATCGCCCGCCGACACGAGCTCGAGCCGGTCATCGGTCACACCCTGAGCGGTATTCGCGTTGGCCATATCGACCAGACCGAGGAGTCGGACCTCAATTTCCTGACCCGACTCGGCCAGCGCTATGACGCCATTGCCGCTGTGAAGGCCGGCCGCCTGCTCTTCACCCTTGCCGGCGAGGCACTCACCGCCAGCGGCCAAGCCATGCCCACCATCACCCTGACCCGGCGCGACGGCGACCAGCATCGCTACAGCATCACCGATCGCGACGCCTACAGTGGTGTGAAAGCCTACTGGAACGACACCAGCGGCGCCCGGCGGCGCATCGTTCTCGCCGGCGACGGTGAGAACGCCAAGCAGCTACGCCCCACTTACGCCAGCGAGACCGATGCCCTGGATGCAGCCCGCGCCGAGTGGCGCCGCATTCAGCGTGGCCTGGCCGAGTTCGAGCTGACACTCGCCCACGGCCGTGCCGACGTGCTGCCGGAATCTCCGCTCCAGGTCAGCGGCTTCAAGCCCGAGATCGATGCCACTCCCTGGCTCGTCACCGAGGTGGAACACACCCTCGACGACAACGGCTATGGCACCCGGGCAAGGTGCGAGGTTCTCGGCGCCGAGCGCGATCAGGAGCAGGAATAAGCGAAGCCCCGACCATCCCTGGCCGGGGCTTCGCAGGTGCGCCTCTGTTCATCCCTGGCGATCGCGGCGAATCGATCGCATCACGAGACGTCTCTGTAACCTACCAATCGCTCGGTAGCCGTGGAATGAGAGATTGACGCGACGTCTTGTAAGATATCTGCCATTCACACCGCATACCGACGCGCCTGGCTGACCACCACACCGCGCAGGTCCGATACCCGCGCGATCACCGAGTGCCGTGGCCCCGCCGTCGGCATCAGCCGGTAGGCGCCGCCTATCCGGTGGGTACGAAATAGCCGCTGCTCCCCGTCCAGTTCCGCCACCACCAGGTCGGCATGCCCCACCGGCCGGGACTCATCCACTACCAGCACATCGCCCTCGATGATCGGGCCATCCACGCCTGCCTCCGAACTCACCTCGACCAGGTAGCAGCCAGCTTTGAACTGCTTCAGGTTGAGCCCCTCCATAGCCGGATGAATGCCCGCCCGCAGCGGACCCAGATAGTTCACACGCATGCCCCTGCCTCGCCTCACATTTTTCTCATCTGACCGTCGAGCCGCTAAGTTCCATTAGCGTTTGCCTGTTGCCTGAAACCGGCGATGTCGAGAATACTGTAAAAAACTACAGCAGTACAAAGGGACTCACTATGACACTGGCAAACCTCATCGCGGCTCATCCCGAGCCGCCATCGCTTGCGCTTCCCTACCCACTGGCCCTGGGCCGAGCAGGCCTCAGCGGCTTCCCCAGCCCGGCGCAGGACTACGAAGGCCGCACGCTCGATCTCAACGAACGTCTGGTCAAACGACCCTCGGCGACGTTCTTCATGAGCGTGACCGGCGACAGCATGGAGCGCCTGGGCATCTACGAAGGCGACCTGCTGTTGGTCGATCGCTCACTCGAGCCCCGCCCCGGCCACATCCTGGTCGCAATGGTTGACGGCGAAATCACCATCAAGCGCTACGAGCTGAAGGGCAACGTGCCGTTCCTTTGCTCAGGTAACCCCCGCTACGCCCCCATCCCGCTCGTTGATATCGAGTGCCAGGTCTGGGGCGTGGTGCGCTCGGTGATTCACGAGTACCCGGTATGAGCATGATCGGTCTGGTCGACTGCAACTCGTTCTACGTCAGCTGCGAGCGCGTATTTCAACCGCGGCTGCGAGGCCTCCCGGTGGGTGTGATGTCGAACAACGACGGCTGCGTGATAGCGCTCTCCAACGAGCTAAAGGCACTTGGCATAAACATGGGCACGCCGGCGTTCGAGATTCAGCACCTGGTGCGTCAGGGGCGCATTCATCTCCTTTCGAGCAACTACGAACTCTATGGCGACATGAGCCAGCGAGTGCAGTCCGTGCTCGAGGAGTTCGCCCCCGCCGTTGAGCCCTACTCCATCGACGAGATGTTCGTGAGATTCGATGGCTTCGCCCATGAGCAGCTGCTCGAGCACGCCCGGCAGCTGCATCACAAGGTGCGTCAATTCACCGGCATACCGGTCTGCGTAGGTGTTGCGCCGACGCGTACCCTAGCCTTATCCGTAGAAAAGCAAACCTGGCTGGAAGCTCGATCAAGTCTGTTTCCTGACTTGTGCAAGTAG